GTCTAATACCACTTTCACGTAATTTATTTGATTCAAAAACTTTACTAGCTAATTTTTTATGAATGTTAACTGCATCAACTTCTCCTTGCTCATTTTCAATAATTTTAATATATGATTCTTTTGTAGTACTTCCTTTTGCTAAATTAAATGGATATCCACATGATGTACTTAATTTTAATCTATCATAATGATTTAAACCAGGAAATCCAACTATTGCATCTTCTATAGATAATTTACCAACAGTTACTCTAATTGGTTTTGCAAATTGTAAAATTTCTTCTTTAACTTCTTTTAATGCTATTTTTATTAATTTATCAGGCAATGGAATTGGTGGATTACAACGTTTTTGACACCCCCATTTTAATGGAGAGCCTTCATGATTATATCTAGGATCTCTATTTGATAAAATTGCTGGTTGTGTTAAAACTGGTGTGTCTTCTATTTTTCCATGAATTAAACTTGGTATTATTTTAGTTGTTGAACTTTGATAAGGTACTTCATTTTTCTTAACAGTACCTAAAATATAATAATCACCTTCAAGCTGTATATTTTGTTCATCATCTCCTAATTCTAAGTCAATGTAATCATAAGGTGCTTTATTTTCTTTCATTAACATTATATCTTCTTTAATTAAAGGTAAACTATAACCAACGCCTTTTGCTTTTAAACCTGCAATATGTAAACTAAATATAGGATTATTTGAATTAACAATACCAATAGAACCACAAGCTCCATCACCTCTGTAATCAGATTTATAAACATCATATGATTTAATGTCTTGATATTCTTTTGAATCATTTGAACATAATTGTGGAATAATACCAATTAATTTTGCATTAGTTTTATGAACGATATTAGTATGTTTATCAATCATTACAAATTGAATAGTAGTATGTAATGAATTATGTTGAGATCTATTTGCAATAATATTTGTTATATCTTTAAATTGAGGCATAAATGCTGGTAACTCATAAAAACAAGCATCTGATTGTGTGAATTTAATTTTTCTCTGATCAATATCAAATAACTTACCTATAAAATTTTCTCTTGATCCAATATTAGTAAATGTGCGTACAGTTATTGAAAAAGGTAATTTATTTTCTAAACAATGTTTTTTATGATATAAAATATAAGACATTTCATGTTTTGTCATTATAATAGTTCTATTAAATAAGCCTAAAGCTCTTATAGTTAATTCTTTTTCTATTTTATCATCTATTGTACTATATTTAACTGTAAAAATTACTGAATTTCTAATTATTTTTTCTTGTGCTAATTGCATATGTTCACCATTATCACTTTCTGATTTAGCAAAAATACTTCTAGGAGATTTAACTCGTCTATTTAATTTAAAAGTTTTAAAATCACCAGATGGATTTAATTCAGATGAAGCTTCAAAAATTTCACTTTCTTCATCTGTGTTTTCACCAAAAACAAAATTTTTTAAAAATGATATTCCTTTAACAAAATAATTTAAAGATTTTAATAGAACAAAAGCTGCTCCAATTATTTGACAAAACCATTTAAATTTACCTATTACATAATGTGCAATTGAATTATCTTGTCTTTCATTTATTCCTAATAAAATTTCATTAACTTCTTCTTGATCTTGTAGAAAGAAATCAGGGCATATAAAATCAAATGGTATACTAATATATTCAATTATATCTCTGTCATTATCAAGTTGTCTCAAAGATTCTTTAATTAAACTATAATTATGTAAAGCAAATATTTCAAGTAAATTATCTCTAGCTAATGGTAAAACACAATCTGGACAACATAAATTATCTTTATATCTTATATTATCAATAACCCAAAATTTGTTTTCTGAATTTCTAATATGTTCATAATCAATTTTGTGACTGTCATCTAAACCTACAATTCCAGCATGTGAACATTTTGATGTTGATGCTCCATAACATTTACTTAATTTTCGTTTCCAACAATTTACTACAATATTATCATTAATTCTAAATTTAGTTTTATCAATTTCAGGTTCTGCTGATGGACACTCTAAACCAGGACAATTCTGAAAAACATCACTATATCGTGATTCAATAGTATAATCTTTTCCTAAATAATTTTCATATTCTTGTAAATCAGAGTTAGTTAATCCCATAGTACGTAATTTACAAGCAGCAGTATCATCTACAGTAGCCTTTTCCATTAATTGCATTTTATCCATTACATCATAATTGTTAACTGTATAATCTCTATGACCACTCCATCCTCCATGTTCTACTGATCCATCTGGGAAATATTCATAATAATTATAACTTCTATTTATATGATTACCAGGACCATTTTGGTGGGGATAAATAAAACCACGATACGAAGCATCTTCTTCTGTTCTATTTATATTTGGATCATAACGACGACCTAATCCAAAGAAAGTTTTTACAACACCACCATCATAGGGTAAATCAAATATATCATGATAAAATTTTTGTTGTTTTTCTAATTCATTAGCTACTAGATGACTTGTTAAAATATTTACCATAACGCCCAACATTACTGCTAATAATGTATAATGATATCCTCGTGAAGTGAACCATTGAAGAGCTCTTTGTGCTTTAGCATATGTTCTATTTTTAACTGCTATTAATAGTTCTGTTAATGTGAATTGATAACTTTCCATATCAAATTGATAAGGCATTCTACAATAACATTTTTCTCTAACATATAAATGACCCATTTCTGAATAACATGAACTACAAAAACCATGGTTATTTGAACAAAAATAAATTAAACGTACATCATTACTAAAACAAGCATCACATTGTCCAAGTGGAGCTCTAACATTATTACTAGGTATTCCATAAGCAAATCTAATTAATGCATTTTGAGCTTTAACAGGTAAATTACGAACAGCGTCTAAAATATATCTTGGAACTTTTCTAATAATATCTAATAATCCTTCAGGATTTACACCTGGTCGTTCTTGCCTAATTTGTTCTTGTAAGGCATTTGTTAATTGCAATTGATTAAATAAAACTTCACTAGGTAACATACCTGTTTGTACTGGAGAATTTTCACTTACTTGAGTTAAACTATTATAAAAGACTGCACAGGGATCAATTCCTTCTGTCATATTTACAGCATTTTCAGGTAGAGTTTTTCTTAATTCATTAAATCTAAATCTAACATTTTTTAATTCTTTTTCATGATATTTTTTCATTTGATTTGCTAAAAATTCTCTAAATTCTAAAAATGTAATTGGTTTAGCCATTCTTTCATCATGAACTGGATCTTCTATAAATTGAAATTTAAGATGTTCATAATTTTTCTTTTGTTCATCGGTATATGAGTCTCTTTTCTTTGTTGGATCTGCTAAACTTACTTGCCAAAAACTATCTTTTCTTCTTTTAAAAGCTGCTGGATCTGTAGTTCCATTAGGTGCAACATGTTTATTCATAATTAATGCTACTAAAAGTGGATTAGCATATATTTTCTTATCAGCCAAATCTGCCATATTACAATTCATTAAAGCAGAAGATTTTAAATTATATAATTCTATTACTTGACGAGCTGCTATTTCTGGTGATGTTGATGCTAAGAAATCGTCATATAAAATACAAGGTTGACCAGTATAATTATTCCAGAATTCAACACCAGGTGTTCTAGTAAAAATTGGTGGCATATAATCTGAAAAATTATATACTTCTTTTAACAAACCTGGAATTAATCCATTTATTAAATAAGATTTTCCAATATTAGTTGCTCCTTTTAAACCTAAAACAAATGGTTCATATCTTACAGGACAATTAACAGCATTGACACTTAATTCATCAGATAAAGTTATTAATTTTTGACAATAAGCTAAAATATTTTTTGCGACAGAACTTGAATCAAACATAAATTTAGCCTGAAAATGGTATGCAGTTGTAACGCATAACCAAAAACGTCGCTTATAAGTAGGATCATTTTGAATAGCAAGTCTATTCTGTTGATTCATCATTAATTGTGCTTCTAAAACAAATTCTTTTACTTGACGAGATGAAGTACTTAATAATTGTGCAACTTGAGTTGATTTATTATTTGCTAAAATTCTATTATAACATCTAGAAATTAATGTTATGAAACTTTCTAAAAATCTAATTGAACCATTTAAACTATTCCAAAACATTGTTGAGACTTTAAATAAACCTGAAGCTAAACCTTCTTTTTTAACCATTACTTTTAAACCAAGAGACGAACATATTGATGCCAATATCAATCCTAGTAAATGTGATGTAGTTTGTGTATCAAATAAAGGTCTTTGATCTGAACAATTTTTACAATTATTGTGACAATTAACAAAATTTTTGCACATAGTGCAATCGTGGTCACATTCTGCATCTGCATTCACTACACCTGAAGTTCGTTGTGTCGGTGTATCATTTCTTAGTTTAGTTTTTATATAATTAAATATTTTTGTTACACTATCAAAAGTTAAAATTCCTAAATTAGTTATAACTCCC